ATCTATGTTTACTGTTACTTGTCCCGACGGGCTTTCTACTGCTGTTACTAAGTCTCCTACAAAGTCCACATCATCAACGCTAGAGCTGATAAGTATTCCTTCGTTTGAAATAGTATGACTACTTCCTGCACCAACGTTAGTAGTATTAAGTGGGATACCGCCTACTGTAACGCCATCGGAAATACGTATTATACGGTCTTCTGTATCGTAAAAGAGATGTCCTGCTTTACCTACGTATTGGTCGGAATCAATTGACCCTGCGTTTACACGTGTAGCCCAAAGCTTGTAGAACGACACAACTAAACTCCAAGTGGTGGAGTGGGATATTCTTCCTCTTCTTCGGCACCTATAGTTTCTGGTTCTTCTTCTTCGGAACCAATTTCCGAATTTGTTGTAAGTGTATCAATTACAGGACTATCTTTGCCTTGTCCTGCTTTTTGCATCTCTATTGATTGTTGCAATGGTGCAACCATCACAGGATTTTCCTCTGGAGTTGCTTCGTCATTATCTTGTTGTGGAGTATCAACATCAACGCTGCCATCGGCATTCATTGAAATATTTATAGGTATGTTAATTGTAAACTCTTTTGCTCTCATAATATGTCCGGATATTTATTACAGTATTTATACAAGTATTTAGCATAAATAACATTATGCGAGCTCACGAATTTATTACAGAACACCGTTTAGTATGGCGTAAGAACCCAAAGACTGGCGCGGTAAGTTTAAAATGGCGTTGTGAAACTGGTGCTAGAGCTGGGCGTACAGTGCCTCAAGTAGGTGACTGTAGTAAACCGTTAGATATAGGTGCTGCTATGCGTATGAAAAAGACCCGCCGTTTAACTAGTAGAATGCAAGCTAGGCGTACTAAGAAGGCTAAATTGAAAAATCCAGGTAGTAAATTAGCCGCACGATTAAATAAATCCATGAAACGTAAACCTAAGAAGAAACGTAGGAAGTAGTTAGTCTCTACGTTCTCGTTTAATATCACGCTTTACACGTTGTTCTGCTAAAGCAGAACCTGCTACTTTACCACGCGGTCCACCTTTCTTTGTTGTGTTGGTTGTTTTGCTACCAGTAGGTCTACCGATGTCAGTTTTAGATGTGACTCTGTTAATATTACTAACTTCGTCACTGCCGTCGCTACCTGCTGTTGGCGTAGTAGGTGCAGATACAATAGCTTCTAAAAATTCACCAGTTTCAAAAAAGCTACGAACACTTTTACCAGCTTTAAACGTTCTAAATTGACATAGTTTATTAGCTGTCTCGAACCCACCTTTACTGTCTTCGGGTTTAACAAAAATTTGAACGGTGCGAGACTTTGCGCTTTTATCAACAATCTTTACATCTAAATCTAAATCTTGCATCAACTCATATAAATTATCACTGAACCGTAATATTTTATAATTACCCGTTTTTATTTTATCATCTAGTTTAACAACTTCTACATCCTCTAGTTTATCGCCCCTTGCATAATAATTTGCGGCATCAGCTAATCGCTGCACAATACCAGCTTCTTCTCTCGGCGACTGATTACCGATAATTGTTTTTACTTGCGGAATTATGATCTCGTCGTATATATCTATTATAACTGCGAGTGCTTGATCTTGCGTCATGCCTGGGTCAAGCCGTTTTTTCTCACTAGAGATGTCTATACCAAAATTAATGTCAAACCATCTTGCAACAGAATCAAATTTAATACCAGATATTTGTCCTAGGGTGCTTGAGCTAAATGTCTTTAAACTTATTAAATTTAGTTCTATATCATCAATCTCAAGTTTTATATCAACCTTAGTGCCTTTTGCATCGCTACTTCCATCGGATGTCACTTTAATTACATTAAACTTATCATCCTCTTCAATTCTATGATAAGCATTTGCAACACCACCTATTTCATTTGCATAACGGATCGAACTGTTAAGAACAGATTCTATATCGTGTTCAAATTTATTTGCTTTGACCTGATTATTAAATTCGTTTGCTGATCGTGCTGGCATTACCGCTAGAAATTCTAATTTATCAGTTTTCTTTTCTGTTTTAGGATATGTAATATTAACTTTTCGAAAATAGCGGTAATTTGCACCTACCTGCTCAACCGAACAGCCTTTTAAGAATGCTAGGACATCGTTCGTGGTAATAGGTTTAGCCCGTTTTTTAATTTTAGTTGCAACGGCTAATCCCATAACTAATTCCGACAGGTGACCGGTATTATATTTTTTCTGCCCTTCTGCAGAAGTAAATTTAACACTTTTAAATAAGATACCCCAGTTTGCTAAGGTACCGTCATCAAAAGTAATTTTTTTTGGTAAGAGTGTTTTGTTTGTTAATGCTCGGTTTAATTCTGGTAACATTGATTTATGTAATGTTACAAACTTGCCGTATTTTTCTTGTTGTTTTCCATCAACTTCAAACTCTTCGCTATCTTCAATCATCTGTATCACAATACCGAGATACTTTTCCCAGTGATGGTTAATTTGTCCTGGAGTTAATGCGGTTTCGTCTATATCTTCTTCATCTAATATATCAATTAAGTCTCTCATAACTGTATTTAGCTAATCTATGGATATGTCTTCCATTCCTGCGGTACGTAATCTTGCGATATGTCCTAGCATAAAGTTCTTAGATTCTAGTCCTTTTAAAATGCCTAAATATCTGTTACGCAATAGCGCAACTTCATTTATTATTGTTTCCATGTCAATTACTTCATCTTCACCATCTACGTACTTTTCAGCATCGCGACTAGATAATGCTCTGGCGTATCCTTCTAGGTATTTTTTGAAGTGTTCTTTGCGTATTTTACGTAAACGAATATTTAATAGATTAAGTACAGCTTCTATCTCTTGTAATTGATAAAAGCGATGCTCTGTAATACCAGGCAATGCTGCTAATGCTTTTTCGACATTACCCTTTACTTTAACTTCTTTTTTCGCATCAAGCAATTCGGCGTTAAAATGGTCAATGAAGTCTGGCAATTTAGCAATGTCTTGCGCTACTTTATTATACCACATTACTCGTCGTAATCATCCAAATCTTCATCATCGTCGACATCGCCTAAAAAATCATCAACTGCTGTTGTAAGGTGTATGTCGCCTTCAGCGAAGGTTTTTAACTCATCATCTGCAAAGCCCCAGTCAGCAAGCAGATCAATTAAATGTTCTGCTGCGACTAGTTTTTCTTTAGCTGGTATGTACTCGTTTAAAGTACTCCATACTTCGCCTAGATGTTCTATGTTATCTGCGTTCATTCTCTGTCATCCTATCTAATAGTGCAAGTAAACAGCCACTTAATAATATATAATAATTACTAGAGGCTATTGATACTAACACAATGCCACTAATAAACAAAGTATATTTATCAACTATTGTCTTCTTCGACTTCGACTTCGACTTCTTCGACGTCCGGCTCTACAACTTTGTCATAGTTCTTCATAACAATGTCTAAGCAACCATCTTTGTTAGCTTCCCATGCTTTGCGAAACTGTTTAATTTCCTCGCCTTCTGGGGTGATGTACTGTAACATGTTACCTACTTTCTTAAGTATGCCTTTGCCTTCGGCCATATCAGTTAAACCAGAGTATGGATTCATTCCAGTATCATATGGTATTTTAACTTGTACGCTTTCAAACGGTTTAGAGTAGCGTGTTTTCATTACTTTACATGCTGCACGAATACCGCGTATTTCTTTAATCTTGTTACCGTCCTCGTCTTCTTTAAGTTTTAGTTTTCTCATTGCTACTACTATAGAAGATGCGTATATAAAGCCTTGTCCACCACTAATCTTATCATCGGGGTCGAACATGTCTTGGCTTGCGTATGTATGATTAGTACATACCATTCCTACGTTGTGTGAACCAAACATATTTACACAATTACGAACTAGTGCCGTTAATGCTTTAGGCTTGCGACCTAAATCACCTTTTAACTCACCTTTCTCAAATTGGTTAACATCTGTTGGAGTTAATAGCATACCTAAACTATCTATTACAAATAACACCTTAGGGCGATCTTCGTCGTCCGCCATAGCTTTGTAACCGATCATAAATTCTGATATAGTTTTTGCTACGTCATCAACCATTGCCATGTTAAGCTTCAATAGTTTTTCTTCGCTTGTATCTACTTCTAATGCTTTAAGCCAAGATTCATCTAAGGCGTTTTCACTATCAACTAGCACAACAAAAATATCCTGTGCTTGTGCTGCTTTAATGATATTGCCTGCACATATGTAACTTTTGCCTGCACCAGATTCACCTGCAAATACTGTTACTTTGCCTAAGGGAATGCCGCCGTGGAAGTCACCGCTTATTAAATGATTTAAACAATAATTGCCTGTACTAACCCAATCTGTGGGATCGTTAAAGCCTATGCCTAACCCGTCGATGCTTTTTGTTAATGTTTTTCTAAATTTTGATACGTCAAATGGTTTTCCCATTTTATTCTCCTTGTATGATTATAAACAAAGATGCGGGCATTACACCCGCATCTAATAACAAACTATATTAGTTTGTTTTTTGTCTGTTACGAATCATTGCAAGAATGTCGTCTGCTTTAGCCTTAGTGTCTGTAGCAGGTACTTCTTCGGCTGCCGGTGCCGCTTCTTCGACTACTGGAGCCGGAGTTGCTGCTGGTGCCGGAGTAGCAGGTGCCGCTTCTGCGGGCTTCGAATCATTGCTACCGTAACCTTCTAGCTGTACGCCTTTAGGTCTAAAGTGAGCTGCCCACTTCTCTGGGTCATAAGCTTCACCATTAACACTTGCTTCAAACATTTCATGCATAATAACTAAATCTTCTGCTGAAGGTTTATTAGGAAGAAAGTCATTAAGATCAAACAAGCCATTGACTTCAATAGCTTCTGCTTCATCAGTGCTTAATGCTGATTCCTTACGTGCCCACTTGCTTGTGCTGTAATCAGCATAGCCGCCTTTTTCAGTTTTGTTAATAACAAAATCAAGACCTGCTGCATAATCAGTAGGTAGTTCTTCCATTTCAGGATCCATTAATGCACCTTTAATCAATGCAAAAATTTGTGGACCTATAATGAATCTACGAATTGGGTTTTCAGGGGTTTCGTCATCTGCCAACGGATTCTCTTTAACAAAGCCTTGGAAAATGTATGAACGCTTTTTCCAATACTTACGACCCATATCTTCAAGACTTTTGTCTTTAAACCAAGGTCGAACGTCTGCTAATATAGGACAACTGTCGCCCCACATTTCTATGCATGGTACTTGTACTCTGCAAGGCTTACTAGATGGATCACCTTTAATGCCTGCAAATTCCAAATTAATCATATTGCGTTCTGCCCAAAAGAATGTATTCCCTGCGTTACCGTCAGGAAGAAATCTTACGCGACAAGAGTCGCCTTCGTTAATATTCCAGTGGGGATAAATTCCGTTGTTCTCGTAGCTGCGATTGCCGCCGCCTTTGTTTTCTTGTTCTGCCAATTTCTCTCTAATTTCTGCCAATGTATTGCCCATAATTTTCTCCTTTATATATGTGCCTAAGTTTTATGCCTAATCGTTTACTGCATTTAAACAGTATAACGTATATGTATTTATCTAGTCAACGAATAAAGTGCTTAAATGTGAATTAATTTAGCCAAAAAAAAGTCCTCGACTAAGAGGACTTTTGAACTAGTTATTATTATTTTTTAAGTTCTAAAACTATTTAAGCAATCCAGCTAGTTTACGCATTTCGTTCATAGGAACATTAAATGATTTTTTAAAGTTTTTAGATAATGTCTCGACTTCTTTTCTAGTATGTGTAATTGGCGTGTTGCTACCATCATACTTAACTGTTACTTCACCGTATGTGTTATCGAAGCCTGCTACTCTACCTGCACCGTGCGATGGGTGATTAACTTTACGTCCAATTGCTACTCGACCAGGACCTGGTTCATTTTCGTGTAAATCATCGTCCGCATCGTAGTTTGAATCATGTGCTGGTATCTTATCTGAATCCCAAGGCTCATTGTCGTCGTCATCGTATTGATAATCGTTCCAATCAAAGTCACCATC